CTTTACCAAACTCCGTTAATTACGCAGAACCGATCCCATCACTTCCAGAAAATACCGTAAAATACTCAGTAGCATTGCAACCCGTCAATGGTCAAACGTTTACAGTAGCGAACAATCAAATTATCTTTCAGTTCCCAAACCGTGGGTATTTAATTCCTGATTCAGTTTATATACGATATAAAGCCGTAACAGCGAACGCGAGCACTGTTTCTAATATTTTAGCCTGCCCATATTCCACCCTATTTCAGAGATTGGAAACTCAATTCGGTAGCGTAACAGTCGATTCAATCAGCGATTTTAATCAAGTGAATCATATTTTATCAAATCTTACAATGGATGTGGCTCAAAAGTATGGGATGCAGTCCAGTTTCGGATATTCCGTATCAGCCCCACCAACACTCGAAGAGTTGGATTCACGAGCTATTCCAATTGCGGGCGACACCGCATATCTGGCGGGGCCACTACCATGTATGCTTACAAATATAACTGATAAGCTTCTTCCATTGTTTGCGATGCCAACAATCAGCATGGTATTGACTACAGATTCTTTAGCAAATGTGATTAATCCAACTGGAACTGTTACCAGTATCACGTTATCCAATGTCGAATTATGTTTCGATTTTGTAGAACTCGGCCCCGAAGTCGATGCGATGGTTCGTGGGATGGGACAAAAAATATATATTAAATCACAATCATTTAGCAACTCATCTGTCAATATCGGAATAGGACAAAATGGTTCAACCGCATTAATTTTCAATCAACGGTATGCGAGTGTGAAGGCAGCCATTGTATCGTTTAGCGGGGCAATTAATAACAAGAAGTTTGACGCAGTGGATATTACAAATAACTCTGGAGATTATAGTATTAACATTAGCGGAATCCAATACCCACAAAAGCCTTATTCAGCATTAAATAATAAAGGAGGGATCCTTCAAGAATTGCGAAAATGTATTGGTTCAATATATGACAGAACAAACTCAATGGCGATTAATACTCTGGAGTATAACAGATTAGATTCTGATGTCAATACCAGCACAACAGCCCCGGGAAAGTTCTATTTAGGGTTTAATTTAGAAAAACTTCATTCAGGTTCTCTACTAACCGGTATTTCTACTAACAATTCTAATATCACTGTGAATATTAACCAGAGCGTTGCTTCAACTGTTTTGCGTCAGTGCAACCTGATGTTAGTGTACGACAGTCTAATCGAAATTGATACCCTTACTCGGCAGGCTTCAGTCCGCGTGTAAATACAATAATAATATCTTATTATAATATAAATGACGTTTGAATTAAAACACAATCCAGCACCAGATTTACCCGCAATAAAGATGAATTGCGATTCGGGTTTAGCTAAAAAATTAAATAAATATGAAATCACATCTTACATGAACAAACACGCAACGAACTTATTTATTGGGCGACCGGGCTCGGGTAAGACATCTTTAATAACATCAATGTTTAAATCCAAAGAATTATTTTACCACGTGTTCCATAACATTTATTTATTCCAGCCGAGTCATTCGCGTGGGTCGATGAAGGATGATATATTTGAAACAATTGATAAAAAGTATGACGAACTAAATTATGAGAACTTAAACGAAGTAATCGAGCAAATAAAAGACGAAGACCCCAAATATAACAATTGTATTATTTTCGATGACGTAACAGCATCTTTAAAAGACAAAAACGTAAAAAAATTATTAAAGCAACTAATATTTAATCGCAGACATTTGAGAACATCTATATTTTTTTTAGTTCAAACGTACCTATCAATAGAACGAGATATACGCAAATTATTTTCAAACTTAATTATTTTTAAAGTTGCTAAAAAAGAACTCGAAACGATATTTGAAGAACATTATGAACACAACGAAGATTTAGCAAGACCAATCGCAAAGTTTGTATTTGACGTTCCCTATAATTTCCTATTCATAAACACGGATTCAGGTAAAATGTATAAAAACTTCGACGAAATAATATTAGATGATTAGAATTATTATCTAAACATATAATATAACATGTATTTTCGTAAATTGAACACTCATCATTCTAACTCGTTCGTACTGGGACGCAACCCCATTAGTCGAATCGGTCAAATACAACCCCCCGTAATCGGTCTACCAAAACCACGTGTCGTGGATGCTGATATTAAGAACGGCGTGAAGATGACTCTCGAACGGAAGAAACTTTAGACGTGTGAGCCTTGTGTTCCAGTTTCAGTTGTTTCAACAAGTTTCTTTCAAAAATCCTTTTTT